AACATAAATGTTTTGTATCTTTGCAGCAGTTAATGAGAAATAGCAGAGACAATGAGCGAACAGATACACAACAACCCGTTTTTCGAGCAATACAATACGCCCCACGAGACAGTGCCCTTCGGAGACTTCACCCTCGCAGACATCGAGGAGGCATTCGTGGAAGGAATCAAAAGAGACGATGAGCTGATTGAGAAGATCACAGGCAATCAGGATAAGCCTACCTTCGACAACACCATCATCTACCGCGAGGAGGGCAAGGACCACTACTACGACGTGCTTGACAAGGTGTCAACGGTATTCTTCAACCTGCTGAGCGCCGAGACAAACGACGAGATGGACCAGCTGGCGCAGAAAATCCAGCCGATGCTCACGAAGCACGCCAACGACGTGAGACTCAACCCGAGGCTGTTCGAGAGAATCAAGTACGTACACCGCCACCACCGCCGACTGACACCCGAGGAGAAGGTGCTGCTCGACGACTCATACAAGGGACTGGTACGCAGCGGCGCACTGCTCGACGACGAGGGCAAGGAGAAGCTCCGCCAACTGACCGAGGAGGCAAGTATGCTCTCGCTGCAGTTCTCGCAGAACCTGCTGAAGGAGAACAAGGCGTTCCAACTGCACATCACCGACGAGGCGGACCTCGACGGACTGCCCGAGACGGCACGCGAGGCGGCTGCCCAGACGGCTAAGGAACAGGAGAAGGAGGGCTGGATTTTCACACTCGACTTCCCGAGCTACAACCCCTTCATGACCCACTCCACCCGACGTGAGCTCCGCCGCCAGATGTACATGGAGAAGAACACCGTGGGATGCCACGGCAACGCGGAGGACAACCGCGAGATATGCAAGCGCCTCGTGAATCTCCGTCGGGAGATAGCCCAACTCTTAGGCTACAAGACATACGCCGACTACGTGCTCGAAAGACGTATGGCAGGCAACAAGCGCAACGTGTATCGGTTGCTCGACCAACTCATCGACGCATACAAGCCCACGGCACTCAAGGAGGTGCAGGCAATCGAGCGATACGCCCGCAAGACCGAGGACAAGGACTTCAAGATTGAGCCATGGGACTTCGGCTTCTACAGCCACAAACTGAAACTCGAGAAATACAATATCGACGCCGAGATGCTCCGACCCTACTTCCAGCTCGACAAGGTAATCGAGGGAGTGTTCGGACTCGCAAACCGCCTCTACGGCATCACCTTCCGCGAGAACAAGGACATCAAGGTGTATCATCCCGACGTGAAGGCATACGAGGTGTTCGATGGCGACGGCAAGTATCTGGCGGTGTTCTACGCCGACTTCCACCCCCGCAAGGGCAAGCAGGGAGGAGCCTGGATGACCGAATACCACGGACAGTATATCGACCGTAAGGGCGAGAACGTCAGACCGCATGTGAGCGTCGTGATGAACCTCACAAAGCCCACCAGCGAGAAGCCGGCACTGCTCACCTTGGGCGAGGTGGAAACCTTCCTGCACGAGTTCGGACACTCGCTGCACGGAATGTTTGCCAACACGAGATTCGAGAGTCTTAGCGGCACCAACGTGAGATGGGACTTCGTGGAACTGCCCTCGCAGTTCATGGAGAACTACGCCGTGGAGAAGGACTTCCTGCGCACCTTCGCCTTCCACTACAAGACAGGCGAGCCTCTGCCCGACGAACTCATCGAGCGCATCGTCAAGAGCCGCAACTACAACGCCGCCTACGCCTGCATGAGGCAGGTGAGCTTCGGACTGCTCGACATGGCATACTACACCAAGGCAGAGCCTTTCGACGAGGACATCCTGCAGTTCGAGAAGCGTGCATGGGCGAAAGCGATGGTCACCGACCAGCTCGACAACACCTGTATGACGGTGCAGTTCAGCCACATCATGGCAGGTGGATATGCCGCAGGTTACTACAGCTACAAATGGGCGGAAGTGCTCGACGCCGATGCCTTCAGCGTGTTCAAGAAGCACGGCATCTTCGACCGCAAGACGGCACAACGCTTCCGCGACGAGGTGCTCTCAAAAGGCGGCACAGAGCACCCGATGACGCTCTACAAGCGCTTCCGAGGCGGCGAGCCGACCATCGACGCACTGCTCAAGCGCAACGGAATCAGAAAGAAGAAATAACCCAGATACAGACATGAACGAGAAACAGAGGAAGTTGGACATACGCTACCTGAAGATGGCGCAGATATGGGCTGAGAACAGCTACTGCAAAAGGCGTCAGGTGGGAGCGCTGGTGGTGAAGGACCAGATGATCATCAGCGACGGATACAACGGCACGCCAAGCGGATTCGAGAACGTGTGCGAGGACGAGAACAACGTGACGAAGCCATACGTGCTGCATGCCGAGGCAAACGCCATCACAAAGCTCGCCCGGAGTTCGAACAACAGCGAGGGCAGTACGCTCTACATCACCGACTCGCCCTGCATCGAATGTGCAAAACTCATCATACAGGCTGGCATCAAACGAGTGGTTTATGCCCGCGAATACCGTCTGACTGACGGTGCCGACCTGCTCAGACAGGCGGGAATAGAAGTGGATTTCATACAACTGCAATAAGAAAAAACACGACATATCACAAATGAACAAGAACAGGCAAAACAGGTATATGCCACTGATTATGGCGGCGTGCGTGGTGGTGGGAATTCTCATCGGAACATTCTACGCCAACCATTTCTCGGGCAACAGACTGAATATCATCAACTCGAGCAGCAACAAACTCAACAACCTGCTGCACATCATTGACGACCAATACGTGGATACGGTGAACGTCAACCAACTCGTGGAGAAGGCGATGCCGCAGATTCTCGCCGAGCTTGACCCCCACTCCGTGTATATCAGCGCACAGGACGTGCAGGCTGCCAACGACGACCTCAAGGGCTCGTTCTCCGGCGTGGGCATCGAATTCATAATCCGTCAGGACACCATCCGTGTGCAGAACGTCATCGGCAACGGACCTGCCGAGAGAGCCGGACTCATCGCCGGCGACAAGATCGTGAGTGTCGATGGCAAACCGTTTGTGGGCAAGGAGGTGACCAATCAGGAGGCTATGCGACGCCTCAAGGGTCCCAAGGACACTAAGGTGAAACTCGGCATCGTCAGATTCGGCGAGAAGAAAGTGAAATACTTCACCGTCACCCGTGGCGAGATACCGCAGAAGAGCATCACCGCCACATATATGCTCGACGACGAGACAGGCTACATCAAGGTGAAGAACTTCGGCGAGAACACCTATCCCGAACTGCTCATAGCCCTCGCGAAACTGTCGCAGGAAGGCGTGGAGAACCTCGTGATTGACCTCCGCGGAAACCTCGGCGGATTCCTCGCTTCGGCAGTGCAGATGGCTAACGAGTTCCTGCCCAAGGGCAAACTCATCGTATATACACAGGGAAGGAAGCAGCCACGTCAGGAATACCGCAGCGACGGCAGAGGCTCTTATCAGCAGATACCGCTCGTGGTACTCATCGACGAGGGTTCGGCTTCATCATCCGAGATATTCGCAGGAGCCATGCAGGACAACGACCGTGCCACCATCATCGGCAGACGCTCATTCGGCAAAGGTCTTGTGCAGCAGCCTGTTCCGTTCGCTGACGGTTCGATGATAAGGCTCACCATAGCACGCTACTACACCCCATCGGGACGCTGCATCCAGAAGCCATACACCATGGGCGACGAGAAGAGCTACGAGGAGGACCTGCTCGACAGATACCAGCATGGCGAATTCTTCTCGCAGGACAGCATCCGACACTCGGGTAAGGCTTATCACACCTCCATCGGCCGTGTGGTTTATGGCGGCGGTGGAATCACTCCCGACATCTTCATCCCCGAGGACACGCTGAACATCACGTCATACTATAAGGAGGCGTCAATGACAGGACTCATCCTGCAGTTCGCTTTCTCATATACGGACAACAACCGTCTGAAACTCAATAACTTCAAGGAGATGCAGGAACTGTCGGATTATCTGTTGAAGCAGAACACGGTGGAGAAATTCGCCGACTATGCTGACAAGAACGGTCTGAAGCGCCGCAACCTCATGATCAGGAAGTCGCACAAGCTGCTGGAGCGCTACATCAACAGCCGAATCATATACAACATGCTCAACGACGAGGCATGGACGCAATACCTCAATGAGGACGATGCAGCCATCAAGGCTACTCTCGACGTGTTCAAGCGCAAGGCGGCTTTCCCGAAAAAACCGGATAATGGAAAAAAAGGAATTAAGAAAGGCTATACGTGCCAGGAAACGGGAATATTCCGCAGAAACTTTGGCACGTTTATCGCATACTACATGCCAGCATCTCTTGGATGACACCCGACTGCAGAAGGCGGAAACGGTCATGATGTATTATCCCCTCGGAGACGAGGTGGATATAACATCTGTCATCGAGCAATTCGCAGCCGAGGGCAAGACGGTACTTCTGCCGCAGGTGACAGGCGACACGACGATGGTGCTCCGCCGATACACAGGCAAACAGGACTTGCAAGAAGGTGCTTTCGGCATCATGGAGCCCTGCGGAGACATCTTCACCTCCTATGACGACATCGACATGGCGATAATCCCAGGAATGGCATTCGACGAAGACCGCAACCGTCTCGGGCGAGGGAAAGGATATTACGACCGCTTCCTTCCCCTATTGCCTCAGGATATATATATAATATAATACTTAATTGCTCAAAAACAAGCCTCCAAATTTTGCTGTGACGCCTGTGACGCGTGACGCTTTTGCATGTCCCCTATACCTCCAATCAATCCCTGTTTGCCGATTAGACTTACATTAGACTCACAACGGAGGTACATCGGAGGTACAACCTAGTGAAATCCGTGTAATCCGTGCCTAATGAAAGCCCGAAATGTTAACGCCGAGCAGAGAAAATGTTAAAGTGCGACATTTTCCGCATCTTTTTACGGATTTCTCTTGTAGGAAACATAAATGTTTTGTATCTTTGCAGCAGTTAATGAGAAATAGCAGAGACAATGAGCGAACAGATACACAACAACCCGTTTTTCGAGCAATACAATACGCCCCACGAGACAGTGCCCTTCGGAGACT